CCATGATAGGCTTCGTGATTATGCGTGTATTCACGCCTCACCCAACACTTGAAGTGAGGTATATTGCTTTGAAGATAAGGCATTAAGCTTTAGTGAGCTTGTAACCTTTTGCTTTAGCCGCAGAGCGGATTTGAGCAAGTGTCATTGGCTTGGCTGTTTTCCCGCCGCGCTTCATTCCCTTGGACTTCATCATCCCGCCACGCTTCATGCCTTTGGATTTCATCATGCCGCCACGACGATAGCCTTTAGACTTCATCATGCCACCACGCTTCATACCCTTAGACTTTTTGGCTACCTTTTTACGCATAGTATACTCCTATCGTACTCTAAAGTGACCGCCTCTGGTCGCCGCACCCATACCGCGAGCGGTCATTCCACCATGAGACATTTTCTTAACAGTGCCGCCTGCCTTCTTTCTCCTTGTGCCATCAGCATTGATACCGATACGCTTCAGGTTTCCTTCCTTCACCTTGGCGTCAGTCTTTACGTTTTTAGCCTTCTGTGCTTTTACTTGAGCCTGTGTTGGGTTCTTGGTTATCTTGCTCAAGTCCGTTCCTTCATAGACATTTGTCGCTTTCGCCTTCAGTTGCCCCGGAACTGCAATCTTTTGCCCAGCCTTAATTTCATTTGCGTTTTTGATGTTATTGTTTTCTTTAAGAGCTTTAAGGCTTACGCCATAGTTTCTCGCAATTTGAGAAAGCGTATCGCCTGATTTGATTGTATATTTTCTACCGCTCGCCACCTGAACTGGGTCGGCCTTTGTATCACCGCTTCTGCTTCTAAAAAACTCTGCCTTCTTTTTCCGCTTTGCCTCAAAGTCTTTCCGTGCGGCCTTCCTCTCTGCCTGCAATTTAGATGACCTATCCCTCAAGCGGGAGAAAAACCCCTTTTTCTTTGCGGGTGGCTTTCTCTTTTCCCTAGCCATATCAATCTCCTTTAAGTTACATGCAACTTTTATGCATTTGGTGTGAGGGCCGTCCCGCCCATACCTGAGTGTACACTACAATAATAGTATAACGTCGGCGCTCCAGCCGCAACCTCGATACGAGTAAAAGCTCCACTTTGACCGGGGATGCCACTAGTGGTTACGCCAGTGGTATACTCTGAACCCCCTGCGTGCGTCCCATTGGGCGTCGTAGAGAAGCGGAATGGGTGACCACCGTTTGTGCTATCAGATTGGTTAAACACCCACACCTGACCCTCTGTGAGCCGTAGGGTGGGGCTTGGTGATGAAGATAGCGAAGTTATGTAGTATTTGTTGCCTGTGCCGTACTCATTCGTACCAGACGCAACAGTTACATTGTATGTCACTGTGTCCTTCACGCTAACAGTAACGTCTCCCACCGAGCCTACAATGTCAGTAAACAAACCTCCCACTGGGTTGTATCCAAAGGCTGAGTCGTGGCTGTTGTCTGGTCTAGGGTCTTTTAATGATTGAGGGTCAGTAACTCTTAGCCTGCCCACAAAATTCTGTGGATGGTCTGGGTCTACAACATCTTTGCCTATCAAAAGACCTGTGCGTATTCCATTCTGCACCTCTGGTATAAGGTCTTTGAGCGGATACCGAAAGCCTGTTCTGTCGCAATATCCGTAGGCTTTGCTACCGCGTGCGTACATCTAGCCCTCCACATACACAGAACTAAACGGCACAAACCTTACAGAGACTCTGTCTGCGTCTTCTCCTGCGGCAAGCTGATACTGAAACTCATACTCTTCCTTGAGTGCCGCCGCACGTTCTGCGCTTTCGGGTTTCTTCATTGAGATTTGATATGCAAGCCCAGCCACCAAACAGGGAACCCACCTTGGGGGTATGAAGTTGGTGGTTGTTCCAGATATGCCGCTTGCCAACCCGTCTGTGCCAACCAGCCTGTAATAGAACAGAGTATAGGTTGATGCGCTGTCAGGCACAGGCCATAGAGTTACTTGTGTAGACCCCGCTAACCTTTCGACGAAGATTTGGGTCGGCCTACCTTGCGTGTTTTTTTGGTTTTGCTGGGCGTAGGTTGAGACACTGATTCTTTCGAGGTTGGTGTCGGTTTGGTTGGTTCCGGTCCCCGTCCGAAGTTGGTGTTCCAGAAGGTCAACAGTGTCTGTCGGGAGAGTATACGTTGCAGTCCCTGCGGTAATAGCTTGCGTACCGCTCGCAATGGTCCAAAGATTAAGTCCACGATTTTGCCACTCCAAGGTTAAAAGGTTAAAACTACGGCGGGCAGTTTTTAAATCATACCCAGAGCGAAGCTCAGTTCCAGCCCGCTCAAATGCCTCTTCAAATATGTCTGGTAAATCTGGTGTTACAACTGCCATTATGCTTTCCTATGCTTCCTGACCTTGCTTGCAATTTTCCTTGGTTGTTTAGAAAATTGCTTACCCTTCTTGGTGTCTTCACGCTTTTTCCTAGTCGTAGCCGCGTATTCTTTTGACGACATATTGACTATTGCCGAACTTGGCAAATACCTCTCACCAGTGGCGTTTGGCCCTTGCGTGCTAGGTTTACCAGACTTTGTCCGCCACTTCTGCTTAGTCCATCTGTCTAAGCTTCTTTGAGAACTCTTTTTGTTTGACATATCAAATAATACTATGAAAACACAGCCACGACAATAACCACCATAATTGTAGACACAACAGCAACTATAGACAGGACAGTTAAGCCAAGCTTAATCATCTCGTTTCTTTCTTCTATTTTTTTTCTTTGTGCTATCTTCGCCTGCTTTATAGCTTCTTTTTCTTCAGCTATTCGCTTGTTTCTTTCAGCAATAATGGCTCGCCACGTTCCGTACCCGAACCTGTTGTCTATCATTACTGAAATTTCTTGGAGTTGCTCTTGAGCTAATTTGGCGTCAATCACCGAGTGCGCCGCCTCTTTTGACTGACCTATTATAGATTTGTCCCCAAACCTTTTCTTCTGTACTTGCTTCTCTCCCTCAAAAAGCCCGTCTAGTGCGCCTGCTATATCTTTTATATCATTTACCGTATTGATGTTGCTCTTGATAAAATCTACAGACTTTTGCACCAATGCTATGCCTGCCAACCCTGTTGAAATCGGGTCCATATTTCACCTAATCTCTGTAGCCTCCGCCCGCCTTTTTATAGGCTGAAGCTAACATCTGAGCCTTTCTAGCACTCCATTGCCCCGGCTTTCCCCCTTTGCCGCCAGCTTTGATACGATTAAATAAACGCTTTCTCATGGTGGGCTTTGTATAGTTCCCAGCCTCGTTTACCCTAGACTTTGACTTCTTTTTGCCAGTGCGTCCTCCCCCGCTCATAGCGATAGGCTTCTTAGGGCAACCTACTTTCCTGCCAACCTTCATGCCTTTTTCCTGCCATATTTCTTGTGCTTCTGGGATTTGGGTGGCGACTTCTTAGAGCCACCCTTCGACCACAACTCCTTGTTTGCCCAATAAGCCGCAGACATCTTGCCCTTGGCTATGTTCTTTCCGTGCCGTGACTTAAAACTTTTGCGTGCCGCCGCAGAATAATTGTGACCCATGGAGCTATCGCCATAGTGGATAAGCTTAATCTTGTCGCCTTCCTTGGCTAACACCATGCCCTTTTTGCCAGCACGATTAGACCGCTTGGGCTTGTTAAACCCAGCAAAGGTTGTGCCTCTATACTTAATCCCGCCGCTTGGCGTTCTGGTAACGCCGGGATATTTGGTCTTAGACATTAGTACAGAGCGCGGGTCTTGCCTTTGATAGCCTTGCCATCAATAGGGCGCTTTCTTGCCCTACCGCCAGCCGCCATCCTTTTGACATCTTGAGCCGCTTTCATATTCGGGGTCATCATCTGTTGTTCTTTGGCCTTCTTTTCTTCATCGGTTTTCTTATCACCAATCTTCGCCATCAAGCCGAGCAGACCCGGCCCACCTTCAGTAAGTTTACCAAAAGCGCCTCGCCCCGTAGCCGCCCCATAAAGAGGGGATATGCTACCTAATATATCTTTTGCCTTTTTGCCCATTGCATCACCTATGAAAGAAACACTGTAACGCTAGAACATGCCGTCAAATCCAAATAAACATCAGTCTCAAACAGTATCCCATTGTCTGGGATGTTTACTGAGAATGTACTACTCGTTCCAAATTCGAGGGCAATCAGTTCAGTGCCTGATGCGCCCCCGTCCTTGAGAACAACCTTTGGGCTACCTGAACCCGCAGTCTTTACTTGAATTTGACGTACTCGCGCACGACTAGCAAACACCGTAGCGTCTGCCGTTTTGTTTACTGCAAATACATCGCTCGACATAGCAATGCCCTACTGGTCAGCAAATGCAGGGGCAGTAGTGCTAGTGACATTCCCAAAGATTTGATAATTGGTGGTGTTCAGCCCAACAATAGTTACGTCAAATCCAGCGGGTACGTTTAACTGAATACTGCTGTTAGAGTTACCATCAGAGAATACTGAGCTAACTTCGTTACCATCTGTATCTAAGAAAGTAACCCCACCGATGTAAAAGTTTGTGTTACCCGGCGTAATGATGAGAGCATCAGTTGCGTCAGCCGCTCCGCCCGCATAAACAAACCTAAAGGTGGAGCCTGCGATTGGCGCTGGCAATGTATAGGTGTTGTCTTGACCGCCATCTGGAACAAGCAAAACTCTACCGCTATGTGCGGCGTTTGTGAGAGTTTCGTTGCCGTCAGAAAGGCTTACGGGGGCATCACCGAAAGTGGTAACCTCTGTAATCACGCCAGTAGTGGCGTTTTTGCTTACAGTTTTGATAGTGCTTTCAGAACGTATTGGTCCTGAGAAAGTAGAATTAGCCATGTTAATCTCCTGTCGTGGCTAGTGTCAGCTACACCATGTAACTGTCAGGAATATAAATAGAGTACCCCATAAAAAAGGGGGCGGCAACAGCCACCCCCCTAAAAGTTATTTGTAACTTTTTATGCTCCCGGCGAAGCGTACATACCAAGTGGGTCGGATACGCCGAAGCTGTAACGCTCGCGAGCTTTGTAGCGAACATTGCCAGTGTCGAAGTCACCGTCCATTTGGGTTGTCATTGGGGTACGCTCAAAATGCTTCAAGCCATTTGGAATATCCGTGGTCAAGAAGAAAGCATCTGTGTCTGTCAGATAGTGATTGACACGGAACCCTTCTGGGATTGACCCGTTATTAACCAAGGCATTGATGTCATTGTCAGCAGTACCTGTACGCATTTCCGACTGAAGTAGACGAGTTGCCACAAACATCAGTGCGGGCGGGACAATCAGCTTACGCGGACGAGCCGCAATAAGAAGGCCACGCTCATCCTTAAAGGCCGCAATATCAATTACTGCCTGTTCGAGAGAAGTCTCGTTAAGGTCTGAGTTTGTTGACGGACGGTTGGAGTTACTGCCTCCAGCCACTGTCGGGTGTGCTGTGTTGAACAGTGTCACACCATCTCCAGATTGGAATGTGTCAAAGCCAGTATTCAGCAACGCCGCCGCTTTGGTCTGCTTGGTATATGCCATAGCGCGAGC